TGCAATGGCCGCGTACTGGCGTGCGAAAGCCCGATACTTACGTCAATACTTACGCGACCGGGTTTCCGTTCCGCATATCCGACGATTACTTCACCGACACCGAAATTCCTGATCAAATCAAGCGTGCTCAAATTGAGCTTGCTGTTTACTTGCACAACAACAAGGATGGCATCAGCCTAAGCGGGTTGAATGATTTCAAAAACGTCAAGATTGGCAGCATCGATGTAACGCCTGATAAGAGCGGTGCTGTTGGCGCTGATCACGTACCGCCGATGTTTGAAAGGTTCTTGACAGGGCTTAGAATTAGCGGACCGGGCAACATCGCTATCAAACGGAGCTGATCATGGGCATGGGTTATTCGCCGTCAAAGGCAATTATCATCACTGATACAGCCGCACACACTGGCAGGTTTTACAAGGTGGAAGCCTTGAAGGACTCAGTGATTGCTGCGATGACTTCTGAAGGCATTACTGAGAACGGATCAGGCGCCCCGTCTGCAATCGACATCAATACTGGAGCTTGCATTGAAGGCGTACTTTTTACTTCGATTACTTTGACCTCTGGTCATGTCGTTGTTTATAGCGTCTGATGGGACTTGCTCAATCCCTTGAAAAAGTGGCCGGTACTGTCATCGCAAAGTTCGGCGGTGATGTGACAGTTCGTTACGTTTCTGCTGGCAGTTATAACGCCACAACGGGTGCAATTACTGAGACAGCCAGCGACACTGATGTCAAAGGTGTCTTGGAAGACGTAAGCGTTCGCGAAGTGAATGAGCTTGTTCAACAGGGCGATAAACGCTTGACGGTTGCTGCCACTGATTTGCCATCAGCACCAGAAACAAAAGATCGCGTTGTAATCAGCACGATTGTGCATCAAATTATTCGTGTTGAAACGACGGAGCAAGACAACACGGCGATCACTCACGAACTAATTCTGAGGGCATAACGATGGCACGTCAGATCAGAATTGATCAGATTGCTGATCTGATGGAAGAGGAAGTTCAAGAAGTGGTCAAGTTGACAGCATTGAGCTGGGCTGGCCAGGTAAAAGAACGAACTCCTGTTGATACTGGTCGGTTGCGCAATGCTTGGCAGACAAAGATTGGCAAGCTTGAAGCAGAGATCACAAACAACGTGGAATACGCCGAGCCTGTTCTTTATGGAAACAGTTTGCCATCATCTTGGGGCGGCCAATACCGCACACGGCAAGGCACGGTACCTGGCTTCCCTGATTTAATTGGCAAAGAAATTGCCACCAAAGAAGTGCCGCAGTTTATTCGTGCTTTTAGGAGGCGTAATTAATGGCTGCTGCTGATCTCAATGCAATTAGGGCCACCATCGAAGGCAGGCTTGCGACAGAGCTAGCCAGCAGCCCTGCAATCCCAGTTGTGTTTCACAACATGGCGTATGAGCCAACGCCTAACTCGTCATTTGTGCAATGCCTTGTCAGTTTTGGCGCAAACGAGTATCTAAGCCAAGGGTTAACAACTAATTCTCAAAACAGAATTATCGGGATTGTCACCATCAATATCTTTTCAGCCAAAGGTGTTGGTTCTGGAGCCAATTACATCATCGGCAAAAGGATTCGAGACCTTTACAATAGGGTCATCGTGTCGGGGGTTTTCTTCGACGCTGCAACAGGTCCAGAGGCGTTGGCTTCGCCATCACCCGAGGGCTACTTCCAAACCCAGGTCCGTGTGACCTTTGAATCCATCGAGGAACTCTGACCATGGCCACAATCCGAGGCGAACAAGGAGCGGTTCAGTTCGACGCAGCAGGCAGTTCAAACGCCACTGTTGTTGGCACTCGTAGTTGGAGCTTAACCACTACGAAAGAAACGCTTGACACTTCAAAGCAGGGCGATACTTTTCGCAGCTTTGTTGGCAGCATGATTTCTGGCTCTGGCACTGTCGAATTGGTCTATGACCCAGATGCAACTGGTCAGGCAACCTTCCTTGAGGATGTGGTCACGACTGCTGATACCGCTGACGCAACTTTTGAGTTGTTTACAACCGGCACAACTTCTGGCACTGATTCCGTCAGTTTTGCAGGGATCATTACCGACATGGAGATCACTTCGACTGTTGGTGAACTTGTTGTTGTGTCCTGCAGTTTTGTCACCAGCGGCGCAATCACTATGAACCTGGAGTGATTTAGGTCTATGATTTAAGCGCAAGCTTTTCTTTAATGGCTCAAAATCGCACCGTCGATCTGCTGGTTGGGGCGTTTGATCTCAACCAGCGCCGCAAGTTTGAACTAAAAAACGCTGAAGGCAAGAAAGTTGTTGATCTGTTTTTTAAACCGATCACACGCGCTGACCGCAAAAAAGCGCAAAGCCTTTCTGGTACTGAAGAAGCATTAGACATCAGCACGCAGATGCTGTGCCAAATGGCAGAGCTTGAGGATGGCTCAAAAGCTTTTGTTTCTGCTGATGCTCCAAAGCTGCAACGGCAGTTGCCTGAGTCTGTATTGAACGAGCTTGAGCTGTTTTTGTTTGGCCTTGGTGAAGAGGCTGACCTTGAAGAAGCAAAAAACGACTGAAGCAGGACAACTGGCTCAATTTTGAGTTCTTCTTGTGCTGCGAATTGGGAATGACGCTTAGCAGGCTTCGCACGGAACTGACCGATGCGGAGCTTGTACATTTTGCTGCGTACTACGAATTGAAGGGCGAGCGGGAGCAGCAGGCAATGGATCGCGTAAAGACAAGACGGCGGTAAGATAAGACCAGCACTAGATCAGTCGTGGCAAGAGCAAGCGTTGAACTGATCGTCGAAGCCGCTAAGGCTATTAATCCGCTGCGAAAAGTTGAGCAGCAAAGCAAAAAACTGGAGCAAGCTTTTAATAAATTGCAGCGTAAAAGCAAAAGTGCTTTTGCTTCTGTAGGCCGTGACGCTAAAAAAACAGTTAGCGCAATGACTAACGTAAAAAATGCCATTGCAGGCGCTGCAGTTGGATTTGCTGTTTTTAAAGCCGGTCAAGCGGGCATTGCAAGAGCTGAGTCTGTAAGACGTTTACAGTTTTTAGCCAAGGGATATGGCGAAGTAGAACAAGCTCAAGAAGCAGCGGCCAAAGCGTCCAAGAAATTTGGGATAAGCCAGACAGAGGCCAACGCAGCCTTTGCAAATATCTTTGCAAGATTGCGACCAGTCGGTGTTTCATTAAAAGACATAACTAGCATTTACAACGGTTTCAATACTGTTGCTCGATTAAGCGGAGCTACTTCTGTAGAGGCGTCAAATGCTTTTACACAACTTGCTCAAGCTTTGGGCAGCGGTGCTTTACGTGGCGATGAATTTAACAGTATCTCTGAGCAAGTTCCTGGCATTCTGACGGCAATTAGCAAGGAGACTGGCGTTGCGCAAGGCAATCTGCGTAAGTTTGCGGCAGAAGGAAAAATAACAAGCGATATAGTCTTAAAAGCTCTCAAAAGAATTGAAATAGAAGGCGCGGATCAGCTTAAAGACGCTTTGGGCGGTCCAGCACAAGCTATTAAAGATTTTCAAAATGCAACTGAAGAGGTTCAAATCGCGCTTACAAAAGATATTGTTCCTTTGTTGTCTGAGTCTTTTAGTGGCTTGGCCGAGTTAATAATTAATTTAGAAGGACCAATACGTTTTATTGGAGGCGTTGCAGCCGATACTCTCAACCAGATCAACAGTCTAATTGTTGCGGCAACAAATTCTGGTGCTGTTTCTGCCAAACGTGATTTGAAAGCAGGAATGCTCCCTTTAAATGTTGCGGGCGCAGAGGAATTGTTTAAAGGTACTGGTCCCAGCGGCAAAGGGCTTGCTGGCATGAGACAGGAGTCAACGGAATTAGCAAAATTACGCAAACAAAACAGAAGAGATATTTTGCTGGAGTTAATGCAAAATCGTTTAAAAGCTATGGACGCTCCTGCGGATGCTGGGGCTAGTCCGTTTGACCTAAATACACTAAAACCACTCCCAACGAATGGGGCCAGCGGCAGTAAAGGCGCTAAAGGCACTGCAGCAAGAGAACGTGTTGATATGTCGCAAGACTTGTTTGACTTAAACAAGCGTTTGCTTGTTCAGTCAGATGCTTTAACTGAATCAGAACGAATTGTTCTTAATTTTCAAATTGAAAAGCAAAAAATTGCAGAAGAAAATCTAGGGCCGCGTGCAGAAGAAATAAAGCTGCTTAAGGCGGCGGCCGGGTTTGAGCGAGATATTTTAGATAGGCGCGAAGAACAGCAAAGGCTTACGGACGAAGCAAATAAAAAAGCAGCAGAAGAGACCAAGCGGCAAGAAGAAGCTGCAAAGCGTCGGCTTGAGGCTGACCCTGGCTTCCAGATGCAGCAGCAGCTTGAAAAGCTTTTAGAGACACAAAACCAAGTCGCGTTTGCTGCAACATCAATGGGTGACGCATTTGCCAACGCATTTGGCGATGTTGTTACTGGCGCCAAGACTGGACAAGAAGCATTGGCGGACATGTTGAAATCTATTGCCTCTGACTTCTTGGCAATGGCGAAAAAGATTATTGCTCAGCAGTTAGCAATAATTTTGTACGGCACGATCATGAAGGCGCTGGGTGTTTCAATGCCTGGGGGCGGTGGCAAGGCTCCACCACAACCACCGATCACAATGCCAGACGACCCTCGGCTTACGGCGGCAGAAGGCGCATATGTCACCGGCCCAACCAACGCATTAATTGGTGAAGGTGGCGAGCCTGAGTACGTCATTCCTGAATCCAAAATGCGTGAAAGCATGTCGCGTTACTCGCGTGGTTCACGTGGCAATAGCGTCATCCCAGCCAGTGGCGATGGTGGAACGGAAGACGGCGGCGGTACTGCAGTTGCCGCTCCAATCGATGTTCGGTACACCGTGGAGCGCATTAACAGCGTTGATTACGTGACGGCAGATCAGTTCCAGTCTGGAATGCAAAGTGCAGCAGCACAAGGCGCAAAACGCGGTGAGCAGAATACACTAAAGCGATTACAGATGAGCGGAAGCACTCGTAAGAGATTGGGTCTATGACACAGTTTGCCTTTGGTCATGCCGTCCGAATGAGACCAGACGGTTCAGTCTTGTATCGCTTCCAGAATTTCTTTGTCGGCAAGCAGATAACTCATTTTGGGAGAAAATATGAGTTTGTTCCGTTTGGCTTTTCTGGCGTTACTGTTAATCGTACGGGCGATGGCCTAGAGGCAACACTTGTTTTTCCAAATAACAACATAACCCGCAAGTGGGCAATTGAAGCAATTGAAAAAAATTGGGTCATGGAGGTAGATGTTTTAATTATTGAAGATACAGACGTTGAAACAGGTTTAACCGCAACACACACAATCGCTCATACTTACACAGGCCAAGTCACTGGAGGCAACTGGGACAACGTTTCAGTAAACATGGAGCTAGGCTCAGTTCTGGATGCTGTTGGGACGGACATCCCTAGGCGTTCGCTGTCTCAAAGAATGGTTGGCAACTTGCCTGTCTCGAACAATGTACGACTGCAGTGATTTAATTGGAATGCCGTACAGGCTGGGAGCTGATGGCAGTGATGGAAGCATCGACTGCATTCACCTTTGCTATCGAGCATTGGAACGTATGGACATCAAAGCGCCGCCGTTTAAGCAGTCTTGGTATGAAGCTAGCAAGTGGAGCGTATGTCGAGACCTAATGAAGTGGGGTTTGCGGGTTAAGAAGCCTGAGTATGATGGTGACATTCTGCTGCTATCGCAGCAATCCTGGGCATTTGCAGTCACATGGCAGACGGGAATCTTGTACGTCAACCGAAGGCTGGAAAAGGTGCAATGGTCTACGGTCCGTCTGTTTACGACGTACCACTGCTTCCGTATGAAAAGCAGCTAATTAAAACGATTGGAATTACGGAGGAAGAGTATCAACTATTTGCGACTGAAGTTAGGCGACGCGGTCAGCTAAGACCTGCAGAGTACAGTCATATTCCTGATGTCGTTAACGATGGTGGCCTAACTGCTGCGCTTGTAAGTATTGCGGTCAGTTTGGTCCTTACTGGCGTTTCGT